TCGGGTGTGCGTGAAAGCGGATGATCCGCGCCAGGTTCGACAGCACAAAGTTGATCGAGTGGTTCAGCCTGAGCATATCTTCGGGGAGGTCACTCAATCCGTAATATTCGTTCGGCAACGGCAAGTTCTGGCAATCCACCACCGGCGGCCAGGCGTAGGGCCAGCGCTCCGTACGCGCCGTCCGCCACCCGCTGCCGCCGCGCGACATCTGATCCGTGATCTGCCACGTGCCGCTATCACGCTCGATGAGCTGCCGATAGGTCACCATCTCGCCCTGCGCGTCGAGGCCAGCATACTGGATGCGGTACCACAACACCTCATCGATATCGCCGGGATCGTAGCCGACGGCCACATTCGCCGGGTCGAGCACGATGATGCGCGGATACGGCCGGCCAGAGGTCGGCACCAACTTGGCAAACGCGTGGCCGCAGACACCACCATTGAGCGCCATCTTCTGGAGCGTCGTCATGCCACCGTTCGCCGTCCAGCATTCTGCCAGCCAGTTCTCTTCCGGCGTCTGGCCCGATTCGTCCAACTCGAACTTGACGTCCTGGCCGAAAAGGAAGCTCACGCCCTTATCGACGACCATGCGCGCATAGTTGACGATCACGCCATCACCAGCTTGGCCTTTTATCGGCTTCAACGGCTCCGGGGAATCCCCATGGTATGCTTCCCAGGCCTCCTGATAGCGGCGCAATCGCGCCAGCTCGTCCGCCGCCGCGATCTCCAACAGGTGCTGGTCAACGATATTCAGCGTTACCATCATCACCCCCAGAGAGAAGGCGCATATTCCACGCGCGTCGGCTGACTGAGCATCGCCAGGCCCCCCGCCGCCGTATCCACCTGGTCATCGTGTGTCGTGCCGTCGCCGGTGAATGCGCACAGCTCGTCAAGGAACGTCGCAACCCATGCGCCACGTACAAGCGCAGCCTTCCCTTGCTCGGCCCGCGCCGCGAGTGGCAACGCCCGCGTGAGCTTGTCCTTATCCACCGTGATGCCCCGTAGCGTGTGGCGCGCCAAATCTGGCCGGCGAGACAGTGCCTGCAACGCCGCAATACCATGAAGCGCCTTCTCGATACCTTGCTCCACGCTCGGCTCGGCCAGCATGGTCGAGACCATAATCTTCTCCTGATCGGGCCATTCCCACCGCCCGCGGATCATGTCGCGCAAATAGACCACGCCATCGTCGGCCATAGCCACCGCCACCGAGGCGGTATAGTCCGCGGTGGTCCTTGTGCTGGCCGCCAAATCCCAGTAGCGCACCCATCGCAGGTCGTCTGGCGCCTTATCCACGATCTGAAACCACTCCCGCCGAAATATCGCCCCCGGTGGGTCGATGAACTCCCCCTCTAGCTCCTGTTTGGCGAAATGCGAGGGATATTGAGCGCGTAACGTATCCTCGAACCCAGGCGGCAGAAACGGGTTATCCGCCGTGCGCGCGCGAAATAGTTCCGTATCGGGACGCCCCTGGCCAAACGTCTCGTAGGTCCAGTGGCTCTTGCCCTTTGGTGTGAACGTGGCTGATAACCAGCCCTGCTCACCTCCTTCGCGTAGACAGGCAATAACGATGGGATACGCTGCCGCTTTGATGAGGCTCGCTTCATCTAGCCACGCACCAGACAGGTTCGGCCCGCGCGCTCGCTCTGGGTCATCTACCGACCGGCAGATAATCTCCGCATCGTTGCCCAGTATCAGACGCATATCGGAACGATTTACCTGGCGAATACAGCGCAATCGCTCGCCGACATCGAGTAGCGAGCGCCACGATGAGTCGTGCAGCATAGGATAGGTGGGGGCATAGACAGCATACAAGCGCTTCCCTTTGGACATAGCCCGTAACAGTATATCCAGCGCGCCGATATATGATTTGCCCGTGCCGCGCCCACCGACAAAGCCCCGATACAACGCAGAACTATTCAGAAACTGCTGCTGCGCCTCGTGTACGTCAATCGTCAGACGCATGGCGTATTACCTTGGTTACAACCTCAAGGGCCTCGGTCTTGTTGATCGTCTCTTGCCGCTCGACATAGCCACGGTCCTTGCCCAGCGTCTTGAGCACCAGCCCTACCGCCCACGGCTCGCCGTTGACCACCGCCTTGCGCAGCGCCAGTTCGCCATAGTCCACCAGCTCGCTGCGGCACTCCTGAATAACCTGCTCCACCGCCTGCACCTTTTTGCGGCGCGCGTTGATGGTCGAGATCGAGCACGGCACGCGCTTGGCCGCCAGCGAGACGAGGCCATTCGTCTCGCGCAGGCACGCGATGATGCGCTCGGTGGGGATGCGCTCGGTAGAGCCGGTCATGTCACTCTACCAATCGGGGCTCTAGCCCCATGCCAGCCATGCGCTCTAGAATCACAGCGCAATACTTTGGCTCGATCTCCATGCCGTAGCAGATGCGGCCTATCTGCTCGGCGGCGACCATAGTGGTGCCAGAACCGAGGAAGGGGTCGTAGACGTCGCCCTCGTGGTTGCGGATGGGGCGCGCCATGCACTCGACTGGTTTCTGTGTGCTATGACCATGCCCAGAGTCGTCTGCTCGCGGCACATCCCATACAGTCGATTGATCTCGCGCCCCAGCCCAATGGTGCGTCGCGCCGTTCCTTACGGCATACCAGCACGGCTCGTGCTTCCAGTGATAATCACCGCGCGACAGCGCAAATCGGTCCTTGTTCCAGATCACTTGCGCCACCACCTCAAAGCCCGCAGATGCGAGGCTGTCCTGCACCCTGCTGGCATGCCGGTCGGCATGCCAGCAATAGACCACGTCACCACCAAACAGCGCCCATGCCTCGCGCCAATCCACGCGATCATCATTGGCAACAACGCCCATCTTGCAGTCGTTCTTGTTCACGCCTGCTTCGGCACGCCAGTGCGCGTTGTACTCCACCCCATACGGCGGGTCTGTCACCATCAGCAACGGCTTGTTCCCATCGAGTAGCCGCGCCACATCCTCCGCGCTCGTGCTATCCCCGCACAGCAGCCGGTGCTTGCCGACCTGCCATAACTGGCCGCGCTCGGTATGCCACTTCTCGCGCAGCTCCTCGGCACGATCAATCTGCGGCTCTGGCGCTTCCTTCGGCTCCTTGTAAAGCCCTGCCTCTTTCGCCACCTCGGCTAGCATCGCCTGAACGCCCGCCTCGCTGGACTGCACCTCGGCCAGCAGCGCGCCTAACTGCTCATTGCTCGCTTGAGCCATCGCGCCTATCGGGTCGAGCGTGGCCAGCACGTACGCCTCTTCCGCTTCGTCAAGATCTACCTCGACGTATGGCACCTCGGCGTCACCATTTTGCAGCGCCTGCCAGACGCGCTCGTGCCCGTCGATCAAATAGCCAGTTCGCTTATTGACGATCACGCGCTGTACCCAGCCGATTTCATTCAACACGCCACGCATAGCATCGCGCTGTGCCTGCGGATGAACGCGCCAGTTGGCGGGGTTGGCGATAAACTGGCTCGCCGCCTGCACGCCCTCGCCCACGATGCGGTTTTTCCAGTTGGTTGCCTTCGCCATAGCTCGCCTCACTGTTGGCCGCTGGGCGGGCGTGATAGCCCGCCCACAGCCGTCCGGTAGCCCAAGTCTCGCAATGCCCTGGCGCACGATTCGAACGTGCTCGGATGTTTACGCGCCGTAGTGCATGGCAGTCGCCGTATCAACTGCCCGCCTATGTCTCGGCGTCCGGCTGTACCCACCACGCCGACCAGGGCTATACCATCCGTGTTGTGCGCCGACCCCCACCACCGCATACACTCACTCGGCGCTGCCCCTGAGTTCACTCAACGCAATCTCGTCCATGTCTAGGCATTCGACACAGTGGCGCTCAAAAGCGCGTTCACTGCGCCGCCACGCCCGCTCGCAATTGTCCAATTGTGCCAACCATGCTGGCCACTCAGAGCGCGGCTTTAGCCCGCCGCTATCATCCTCAACGCCCCAGCGTTTCGCGCACTCGTGACATAGCAGCATATTCCCGTGAACCGACTTCTGGCAGCAGCAGCACAGTTGTCTCATCTATCTACTAACCCCGCGCAGCCTTGCGCTTGTACGGTCACGCCATACTTTTTCCGCGCCCATTCCAATCGAGCCTGCACCGACGTGTGCGCAATGCCCAACCGCGCGCCAGCCTCGCGCATGGTGTATCCCTCGACCCAACAGAGCCGCACCGCCTCACGCTGTGCTGGCGTCAGCACGCGCAGCCAGTCGCCCCATGTGACCGCGCGCTCAGTCGGCCTGCTCGTCATCGTCACCTCCGCTGCATAGAGAAAGCGGCCCGCCCGTGCCCTTACACGGTTAGGCCGCCTCGCGTTGTTCGCTCTGGCGCTACTCGAATTTGATCGTCTGGCCTATGTGCACCACCTGCAGCCGACCGCCCTGAAATGTCGCCGTCAACTCGCCCCACATGCCGTCACCCACCAGCGCCGCCCATACTGCCTCCAGTGTATCGCGCACCCAGGGTGGTGTCGGCTGCTCGACGCGCGCCTGCTCGCCAGTGTCATACACCGCCCTCGCCTCACTCACGCGGCACCACCTCCTCCGTCACTCTCACCACGTCGTCTACACTGCGCACTACCACCCACTCGTCGGGCCATAGCGCGCCGAATAATCCTTCATCATCCGTGAGTTGCCCTCGCTTGGTTTTGTACTCCACCAGCACGGTTCTGCCTGGTTTCGCCCACACCGCATCGGGCCAGCCAGGTATATATTGCGCGAACTGGTAGGTATCGACCACGTACCAACCGAGACGCCGTGCGGCCTGGGACAACTCGTCATGGTTTGCGTCCTTGCGGCAGGCTCGGCGCGCACTCATGGCGTTACCTGCCGCAGCAGCTCTCGCAGC